ACTTCTTTTGTTAGATATTCCCTGCAAATATTTGCTGTCGCTAATTGATTAGTCTTTTTTGCAGCAGCATCAGCAGCAGCATCAGCATCAGCAGCAGCAGCATAAGCAGCAGCAGCAGCATAAGCAGCATAAGCAGCATAAGCAGCAGCATTCCTTAATTGTTCATCATTGATATTACCTTCCCCATAATCAATGGCAGCCTTAACTGCATCTTTACTTCTCTGATCTTTCATCAGATGCAATACTGTTTCTGCACATTTCCCTTTTGCAAGAGTTAAAAGCCTTTTGTCGATTTTAAGTTTTGATGCTATCCAGAGCATCCAATCGCCACGAGGACAGTGCCGCCATGCCAAAATAGCAGATTTTTGAGTTTTTACATACTCTACTGCCTCACGGCAAGAATTAAATTTTTCAAGTTTTGTGGTTTTCATAATGATTTACTTTTTTAATTTATTATAGGCATTCAGAACTTCTTCTGTGAGATATTCCCTGCAAATATCTGACGATTTCTTCAAGGAGTTTATTCGAGCAGCAGCATCAGCATCAGCATAAGCATAAGCAGCAGCAGCAGCAACATCAGCAGCAGCAGCATCAGCATCAGCATCAGCAGCAGCAGCAGCAGCATCAGCATAAGCATAAACAGCAGCAGCAGCATAAGCAGCAGCAGCAGCAGCAGCAGCAGCATAAGCAGCAGCAGCATCAGCATCAGCATAAGCATAAGCAGCAGCATCAGCAGCAGCAGCATAAGCATAAGCAGCAGCAGCATCAGCATCAGCATAAGCATAAGCAGCAGCAGCATCAGCATAAGCAGCAGCAGCAGCAGCAACATTTAATTCCTCTCTGGTTATCTCACCATTTACATATCTCAAACAAGCTACTAATGCATCTTTACTTCTCTGATCTTTCATCAGATGTTCAACTTGTTTGGCACACATGACTTTTGCTAATGTTAGTTTTTTATCATCAACATTAAGTCTTTTCGCTATCCAGAGCATCCAGTCTCCTCTTTCACAGTTCTGCCATGCTGAAAGAGCAGATTCTTGAGTCTTCACATACTCAATAGCTTCATTACAAGCATTTAATTTTTCAAGTTTGTCTGTTTTCATATTATTGAGATTTTAATTGTCATGGTAATAAGTTCTTTTCTTTGAATTTCCGGTATTCTTCTTTCATCAGTAGTACATCGGCGTCCCACTGATCAAACTTCCAGTCCGGATGATTTGTCCTGTCCTTCATCGTCCCCTGATCCACAATCCTGTGAAATAATGGATATACTATGCGGATATTCGCCGGATTAAACTTGAAATACGGGTACCTGCCTTTCGGGAGGATATGTGAAAAACAGCTATAAAAACTGTCTTTTGACCTCAGATGGGTGACATCCTCCCCGGTATAAGGGCATACCACCTTCTTATTCTTGTAGTATTCTTTGTGCCAGAGGTCAAGAAACATCCCCAACTCCCACTCATACCCAAAGCTGAACTCCGGGGGGATGCTTTTTTTAAATATCATTTTCTTCTTTTTTTTGTCCGTCCTCATAAACTGGTGATACCGGCAAAAACCTTTACCGGTTATCTTGTCAGTACCAAATACTGCATTTAAACAATGTTCTGCATTACACCTTCTCATTTTTCATTCAGGTTAAAAAGAGGACATTCCAACCATCCCGGCTATCCTGCCCTCTTTATTTCTTGTGACAATAATACAAGAGTTTGGATACAAAGATAAATCTTTTATTTATTATTTGCCTTAACTTGATTAATTATTGGTGGCTTATTCATCCTTGTTGCTTCCAATATGGGCAAGTTTGTTTCAGTAGGAATATAAACAACCGTCTTTTCTACATTGGTTCCAGCAACCTCAGTAATCCATAGCCATCTTAAATAATCTTCATTTTCTCTTAAACTTGTCCCAATTATTTTATTGGCAATAGCTACGCCAACCGCCCTTGTACTATCAGCTAATTTAATATAATGGGCAGACTCATACTTTGCTTGAGCTTCCTGAACTGCAATTTGCCGATTCTGAGTGGCCTTGGCTAATTCAGCCTTGCCTTCCAAGTTTTGCTGATATACCTTATATCGCGGACATCCTATCATTCCTGCTAAAATAAGAATGATAAGAAAAAATCCACCTAATACTGACCATTTAATAGTCAATCTTGTTTCTTTTAAATCTTCACTTTCCATAATTTTGTTTTTAAAGGTTAATACTAATTTCCATCAATTAATTTATTGATTTCATCCGTTGTCGCAAACTTTATAAAAGTCTCCTTATCCTGATACTTCTGCGATAACCCTGCCTTTCTTGCCAGTTCCAGCCATCTTGGATTATCTATCGGGGGATTAACGGATAGTAAAGCATTGAAAATAGCCTTGCAAGTGCTAAATTCTCTCTGATCGCCTTTGTCGTAATCCGGAATAGCCAAATTATATTTATTTCCGGCTTTCACTTCTGTTTGCGGTGGAGGAACACTCCCTTCTGGCTTTCTCTCATCATTCAGATAGGGCACAATGTATTCGGCGAGCTTTCCTTCCTGATGGGCAAAGATAATCTCCCTGAGCTTCTTGTTTGTGTTTTTCCCGGGTATTATCTCCATTGCCTCAATCATATCGGAATCCTTGTTCACTATCGCTAAAAGGTCAATGGTGGGCATGTCTTCCATTTGTTTGAGGGTTAATCCCGTTGTTGATGCTTCCTCAAAATCAGGATGAGTTATTTCCTCTTCATGGCTTTCTATTGGAGGATCATTAACGGTTTCCGGATGCGACTCATTGATTACTGTCGGAGACATGACTGTCTGCTTGATAGGAGTGACATCTGTCCCCTTTATCGCATCTACAATCTCTTCCTGTGCGAGTTTCTTTATGACCTTACCTGTTAGCTTTCCAGACCTCTCCTGACTGTGAACCTTATCCGGAATAGTGATCTTTGTTCCATCGGGGGTCTCAATGACTTCTGATACATCCGATGTCATATCTTGAGCTTCTTCTGTGATATACATATTATTCAGCACATCCCCGAATAAGTCCCTTGCCAGATAGCCGAGAGGTCTGTAATATAGCATCCGTTTCTGATACTTCCACCAGGGAGATGACTTGAATTTCCATCCATCTGTACCATTAACCTGTTGTGAGGTAATCCATAGACCGGCTCTCTTTGCATCATTGATAGAGAAGCTCTTTGACAATGTAAGGCCATTATCCTCCCGAGTTGCGGTTATAGTAACCTCCATATCCTCTCCCTCGATGCTTCCTGTTATAGATTCTTTCCATGAATCCTTGCGGAGTTTTCCTGAACTGAATATCATACTCTTTGCCAAATCCCCTTTTATGGTAAGGAGTCCATTGATAGGAATGATATTCTGCAAAGCTGTCATAGCAGGCAGATGAAGTGTTCCGATGCCATGAACCAATACTCCGGCTACCGCACCCACTTTGCCCTTTGTAAAATCCGGCTTGCCGTCTGGTAGTTTTTCGTAATAGTGATAAGGGATAATTTTGCTTTCAAGAAGGAAATTTGCTACTTGCATAGCTCCTTCCAATGTTTCAATTCCTTTTTCGACAAATGTAGTCATCCTACTGTCTGCCGATTTAATAATACTTTTGTCTGCTTCCATGATTTTTAACTTTATTTAAAGGTTCTACATAATCCGTGTTATACCGCCAGGTGCGGTTTAGCTTGCCATAAGCACCTTTTCTGCTTTCGTCCCATGAGCATTTAATCAACTTTCCCTCATGCGTAAGGTCTGTGATGGATCTCCGCACCGAAGTAAGCAATATCTGTTCGTTATAAAGATACTGTACCCAATTAGCAACTGAAATAGGAGTGAATCTCTTATCAGCATTCTCCCTGAAGAATAAAAGAATCCTTTCCTTTTGTTTCTTTGCCTTTTCCCGTGCCTTAATCAAGTCTTCCCTTGCAAGTGGCACTGTGTCGTGAAATGTACTCTCTCTTTCCATGGCTTATCCTTTTATAAGTGCGATTACTTCAAGTTTCGGATAATAGCGGGTCTTACCATCACGCTCGCTCTTTGTGGCATTTAACAGAAAGGTAACGGTTATCCAGTCGCCATCCTTGATGTCCCCAAGCATACTCATAACTTTCTGCCCGAGTTCAAAAGAAACCTCATTGATATAATTTCCCTTGAGGACTTCCATGATAATCAGCCTCGTTATCTTTGTCTGACCGTTTCGTGTTGTAAACTCCTCTGGAGGACATATCTTTAATAGCCTCCCAGAGATCGAAAATTCATTTACCTGTTTGTTTTGGCTTGCCATAATCTTAATTTTTAAATTTAAAATACTTAACAAATTCTTTAGGAGGAATGAGTATCTCCCTTTGATCAGGATTCTGGCCCGTTAATTTAATTAACCCATCTTCGAAAGATACGCAAATCCATTTACCACCTGTTTGAAGATCAATACAGACCTCCCATAGTCTCGGTAATCCTGCATCCATCCACTCTCGAATATCTTCAAATGGATTAAGGGTTCTTTTAGAAGGTTCGATTTGGGGCAAATGAAATACAAGATTTGAAATACTTAAATAAGATACTTCAGAATTTTGTTCTATACGATTTTTATTCCACCATTCGCTCAACCTATAGACTTCATCATCTGTTTCGGGGAAAATATGTAAAACATCATAATCCCCTGCTGTAATAAAATTTGCTCTCATTTTTAAATTGTTAATATTGTTATTTCTGTTCTTGGTTTCTCTGAATAGACTTTCCTTGCCCTTAATTCGCATATCAGGGAGTCGTCCCTGTAATAAATACCTATCAGGCTATCCGTAACGAATTTGATAAGATTATCAATGTCCGGACGGCTTGAATGATACTCCGGCGCAGAGTCTTTTAAGAATTGGCTGTTTTTGCCCGTTTTATAATGATTCTTCGGTCTGTGCATATAGAACACCACTTCAAGGAAGATAATGTCAGAAATGGGCTCTTTTGGGGCAGATTCCTGTAATATCCCTGCAAAGGTCTTCTTCTTCTCATTGGAGGGATCATAAGTACCGGAAAACTTGCCTCTCGTAAAATGCCTGTGCCTTGCCTGGGCTTTTGGCTCTCCTAATACTGTGAGTTCTATCTTCATTCCTTTGTCTTTTGTCCCACAATCCTAATTTGTTCGGGCAGGAAGCATTGAATCTGCCCTGTTGCCACACTTTCACAAATACCTACCGTGTAATTAACTGCCATATCGTTTATAATATCATATTTCAGACCAAAATGCAAAAGCCAGTAATTCTCCTTGGAGGTAATCAGATTACCCTCTTCGTCTATGTCACCTGCTTCTATCGTGACCTCGCAATATGTCTTCAGGAAGCTCATTCGGTTTATCGTATTTGAAATAATGTCCTTTTCTTGTCATCGCACCCGTCCTCAATGCCCTTATCATCCCGTTCTTGCTCAATCCCACGGCCTTTCTTGCATCGCTTATGCTGTCAAACCTCTCTATGACTTTATGATCCGAGTTCTCCTGTATGACGGCTTTCTCCTGGCTCTGGTTATAATCCTTCACCCTTGCATCGTATCCTATGGCGTACATCCATCCAAGATACTTCTCTGCCGTCTCCCATGATATTGCAGGTATATGATCACCGTCATAAACCATCGTGAGAATAAGCCCCTGCTCCTTCATCCATAGCTTTGCTTTCCTTATGGCGATGTCTCGTGTCATTAATAGCAATTAAGGTCTATCTTCTTAAATTCATTCAATAACTGCTCATCAGACGGCTTCTCCTTGATCTTATTAGAAGCCACACGGTTCTTTGACCCTTTCCTCTCGCCCCAAAGGAAACTGCCCAATTTACCAAAGTCTATGGCCTCTGCTCCACTATTTACAAGGTCATGGATAAGAGTATTGGCTATCTCTGACCGTGCATCATCAATGAGATTCTTAACTCCCATGAGAACTTTGTCTTTCTTGCAGAGGTCATAAAGCCTCATCGTACCCTCTATGCTCGGCCTCTCCTCCAGAAACTTCTTATTCATAAAATCCCTGTAAGCATCTGAACTATCAGGCTCCGGCTCGTATCTTGTTATCTCCGCATCCCACTTCTCAATCTCATGCACATTGCCCATCTTTTCTGCCTCTCTCTTCTTGGCAAATGCCTCCTTTGCAGGGACTACCCTTTCATACCACCATTTCTTTGAGATATTTATTAGACTATTACAGAGAGCCTCATCCCTTGTCACTTTTTCGATTATTAATTCATTTCCATCCTTTAAAATTGCTAATTCTGCATAATCAGCCTCAAGAATTATCATATAGACATGTATCTGTGCTATATATGAAGGAGGAATGCCATCTTCCCAGGATCTCGATGCATTATAAGAAAGGCATTTGCATTCAAGAATAGCCTCAGTCTTTAAGGGTTCCCCTGTCAGGAGGTTAATGCCACCCTTAATGTTCATCAACCGGTCAATAGACCCAAATAGCCATGGATATTTTGGATTGACTACAAAACCATTCAGATTCCTGCAGGAGCGAATGACCTTTTGGTTCTTGAAATTTTCGATATAACCGGTCTCGCTCCCGTCATAGTATTGCCAGAGATCGGCTATTTTTTCTTCAAGGTATCTGCCAAAAAACATTTTTGGATTATCAGGTACTTCCGTAAGTACGTCTCCTGTTTTGTTGTGAAAATGGTAAATCGTCCGATTATATTCAGGTTTTACAAGACCACAAATATCAGAAATTTCCGATCCTCCTATACCGTTCCTGCGGAAATCGAACCATTCCTTCGTATGCGAAGGAATCCTTGTTATTATTAAATCACTTCTCATATCATCATAAGTTTAATCCGTGAGGAGGCCTCATCCCTTCCAGTTGCAATGGCAATAGCTCTTTATAGAGTTCTCCCATGAGTTCGCATAAGAGGTCTGCCTGCGATCTCATCATCTCAACTTCCTGTTTTCCGTCATTGCTGATATTATTATACCAGTTGTCATAAATCTTAGACATCTTGTTTACAAGGTTTTCATGCTGCCCGACAAGATTCCTCCCTGCCTTATAGAAGTGGTTCAATGCCTCAAGCCTTGCCCTGAGCATCTTTAGCTTCTCCTGCCCGACTGCTTTCTGCTTATCGTCTTTCCATTGATAATTTGCATCGGAGCAAATCCTTTCAGCATCAAAGACCTGCTTTTCCAATTTGTCAAGCTCTTCGGATTTGTACCATTCAAGGAGCTTACTGAAGACATAATCATTTACGTTACTCATATATATACATTATTTGTGATTCCTCAATGCCATAATCGGACTTCTCCTCTGTTGATCCACATTACCTTATATCTCTGTGGCTTTCCTGAATTTATAGAAACATCCACTTCCTGCAAAAGTTTGATCTTTATTTTACTCTTCATAGCATCTCCATTAGTTTTTCTTCAAGCCATTTAACATAATCAAGATCCGGAAACTCCATCCATTTGGATTCCCCATCTCTTCCTATCATATCAAGAAAGCTATCATCTAAATCATTGCCGTCAAGAATCACATCTCCCATCCTTCCAACTCTGACATAACAGGAAATCTCAATTGGAACTTGAGATGTTTCAGCCTTATATTTCATCCGCAATTCTACTTTACTCTTCATAGATATACATTATTCGTTGTTCCTCAATACCAAAATACTCCTCACCGTCAATGGTGACAATGCTCGCAGCCTTTCGGTTGAACTGAACCCTCATGCCCGTTTTTACCTCATTACAAGCATCCCCTGCCTTTATTATCGTTCCGGTAAGGGGCAACATCTCTTTTGATGTCTCAGGCACCAAAACGCTTCCTTTTGCCTCTGGGAGCTTATCAAGCCTGATTAAAACTGAATTGCCTAATATTTCCATAAATTAAAAATTAAAATGGAAGGTCTGAATTATCTTCTTTCCCGTTAAATGTATCATCGTCATCATCTTTGGCGGCAGGATTCAGCTTGCCTACGACAGGGGCATTCTTCTTCTTTTCCTCCCACACATAAAACCTCCCCCCCTTGGCGGAATCCATCTTCAGCTTCGTCTTATCCATCTTTCCCTCCTCCTCAAACCGTATCTTCTCCGTCCTGAGTATCGTAGGCACATCTGAATCAACATAGTATTTATCATCCTCATCGGCATCATCAGGTATCTCATCATTGGGCTTCTTCCTGTTCATATAACGGTGAAGTATTATCCCCGTATCCGGCTTCTCCTTCCATGCCGAGCTCCCCTTGATGTCATAAAGGCATGGCATCCTGTAATTAATCCCCACCTTCTCAATCTTTGTCGGATGGGCAATGATTATTCCATGGACATCGTAAGCATCGTTGAAATTAATAAGATAATCCAATTGTCTGCTTATAAAGGTGCTCTCCGTCATGTTCCTTGGCTGTTCATGCTCGATCTTGTTCCACGCATCAATGACATAACCAAAGATATTCTCTGTCTTCTTCAGGTATTTGAGGTATTCCAAGATAGACTCCATGGTATTCACCTTATCGCTCTTTATCTTGCCGTTCCAGCTCTCAAAGTTCTTGCTGTTAGGCGATATTATAAAGAAATGCTTCTCTATGTATCTCATGGTCTTATCCCGAAGCTCCTTGCTCATCGAGTTCTTCCATCCCTCCCTGTAGAACTGTCCTGTCCATACCTCCGCTATTTTGGCAAACTCCCTTGCTTCAGGCACGTTCTCCGGTGTGAATAATGCAAATTTAAGGTTCAGCTTCTCATTATGCCTTATAAGTTCGCATATATACCAACGTATAAACGTTGACTTACCGGCACTTGGTAGCCCCGTAATTACAGTAAGATGCTTTGGTTTAAGAGTAAACAGTCTGTCCACTTCCGGAATGCCTATGCCAAGCCCCGGTGTGAAACCGTTCTTCACTATCATCTCCAACTCTTCCCTGCACATGGAAGGCTTTATTATTCCTCCTACGGGGAATGACGAAAGGTTCTGATAGCAGTCATCCACTCCTTCCTGATTAAGAGCCTTGAGTCCTTTCTTTTTATCCCCCGCCCATACCTCGTTGATGTCCTTATAACCTACGGGATATTGTATGTACTTGCATCTCTCCTTGCCGATAATAAGCGCCAGATGATTTTTGAGTTTGATACCTGGCGCATCATTATCGGTGGAAAACACATGTAAATCCGCATCTGCAATCTTGCTCTTTGTATAAGGATCATTGATATAATCAAACTCATGGTCAAAGTTCTTCGCATCGGGATTGGGAGCCCCTGATGGAACACTCAGTACATTCTTATATCCTGCCTGAATCCATGTCAATCTATCCACATGACCCTCTGTCCAGATGATTATCTTCTTCTCATCAGGAGGGAAATTAAGGTCTTCCAATCCCCATGGTAGCGTCCTTGATCCATCTTCTTTCTTTATGTTCCACCATTTAGGAGAGTCCTGACCTGCCTTCCACCTTATATCAAGGAATTTGGCATCTACAAGCGTATAGCCTATGTATGTAGGGAATCCAAGGATTGGCTTTGACCCTTCTGCCGACCTCCTTGAAAATTCGTAAACCTTATGCTTTAAGGGTATTTTAATGTCTATTCCCCGCGACTGCCAATACTCCCTGACTTCTTTGGAATAGGTATCTGCGATCTGCTTTGGCATCTTGGACTTCTCCTGAACCTTTGCATACTGCTCCATATCTTCAAGATTGCCACTCCATCCGCAATGGACATGGTGACACTTAAACCACCTATTCCCCGGCTCATCATTAACTGTTAAACATGGAGAATTTTTATGATGTTGGCGGGTATTATTGCAGTGAGGGCAAATAACCGAATAACGGGTTCTGCCAGAAACAGGAGTAAATTTTATTCCAAGTTCGCTAAATGTTGTTGCCACTTAATATACTTTTGGTAGATATATTATTAACCATTTGCCAATAAGAATAGATTTTGAATATCCATTTCTTTCACTTAAAGGAAGTTCATACTTTGTGATATTCCTGATCATCAATCCCCTTCCGAATATTCTGAACCACATTAATCCCCTTTCACAATAAAAACAAAATATCCTTCTGATTTTACTCATAGCTTCACATATCTTTCTGACTTATCGTTTCTTACGATGAATTTAGGTCCAGTTCCATCGGAACTTGGATGCGGATAACAGAAATCCAGCTTTAATCCGAATCTGTTAGCCGTGAATGTAGGACGCACCATATTATTAATGGTGGATACCTTCAGCCCTGAAATATCGCAGAACTGATCTATCGTCCACACATTATAACGCATCAGAAGCCTCACCTGTGACTCTTCCGTATAAGGGCATTTGCAATCCTTTGTCTCCTCTTTGAGCCTAGCAAACAGCTTCTTTATGAGCTCTGGGTCTGTCTTTACAAAGACTACCTCTATATTAAGTGCTTTGCATTCTTCTTCCATGACAAATAAAATTATGCTACAAATTTATATAATATAATAATATCAAACAAATATTTTAGGATATTTTTTATTGTTTTGTTGAAAAATATGTAAAAAAGTGCAGTAGCCCCTTATTTTTAAGGGTTCTCTGATTCGGCTTTTTTATTACGGAACGTAGCACTTGCTATATTGGTTGCCTGTTCCTCGGCTTGTCGTGCCATTTCCTTGAGCAGATTTGTTTCTTTGGGTTCTTCATCGGTAAGAGTCATGCCTCTCTGCCATGTCTGTTTCTTGGCTTTCTCAAATGCCTCTTTTGTGAGCCCTCCAGGGACAAATCCCTTTAACATATTGAGATAGTTCGTCCAATAGATGTTGGCATAGCGTTCCTTATCCTCTGCGGTCAGTGGCTTCTGTAAGTAATAATCGGGCACTTTCGGGGCTTTGAGAACTTGGTTGTTCTTTAATAGCATATATTCTTCCGGATATTTCTTTTGGAACTCCACACCATTAAGCACATTAAACCTCCTTGTCATGCCCTCTCTCATCTTTGTACCATTCTCTTTTATGAAAGGGTCATCGGGATTCCACTTGCTATACATCATCGTAAGGCTGTCTATCTCTTGATTTACGGGTATCATCTCTTTAAGCGAGTGATTTATCTCACTTGCCCTTACCCTGTCTGCAGCCTTCTCTATTCGTGTCAGGGCATCACCTGTGGCACCGTTTTCTATTGCTCTTTGAACTGTCCTGTTATAATCTCCCTCGGCATCACCCATGCTTTTTGCAAGATCGGCATATTCGCCTACGGTATATTCAAGCTGTCTCTCCATGTGAGCCTTTAACTCCGGATCATTAAACTGCTGTACTTTGATGACATTATTAAGGAGTGACTGTATTATAGTCCTCTTCCTGCCGTAATAATCAAGTTTCCCCGTCATCGCATCGTAAATATCCTCTCCTGACCGGAAGAAAGGCACCTGACTCCTTGCCGCATAATGAAGGACATTTATAATTCTACTCCATGTACTTGGATTAGGGTCTCGCCATTTATTTGATGTTGGATTTGATATTGACTGATTGCGGAAGTCCCTGTCTGCAAGAACCGCTGATCCTACAAATCCCCATGTAGCATCACCAAATACTGCGGTTGGAAACAGTTTACTTTTATCTTTCTTTTGAAACTGAAAGGGCAGGAATTTGCTTAAATCGGATAGTGTAGCACTATTATCCTCGCCTACATAGTTATACATAGGGCTCAGGTATCTTGCGGCATTTACCTCCGATTTACCCACCTTGAAACTTAATGGTATGGATAGTCCAAATGGAAGGCTTATCTGCGGAGTGCCTTTCCTGTGCTCCCTCTCTTTCTTTTGTTCCGGTGTCTCCCCTGACATATAGCTGAATGTAGCCCCTATGGCGCTTATAAGGGCGAGATTGCCTATCGTGGTAAGCGGGTTCATTGTTATGCCATTGAGCATTATCCTCTGCATGTCTGCCTGGAACTTGACGAATGTGGGGCCTATAAGTGGAGTCTTTGATGCCACGTCCCATAGCTTACCTATGTGTGCATAGTTACGGAACGAGTCATAAACCCTCCTCACAGCCTGATCATGTGTCAATCCCTGCTTCCTGCAAATCAAATAAGCCGCTCCCTTGACATTATTCTCCACATCAATATAATTCTGCCCTGCGAGCTTCTGTCCCCTGTTAAACAGCGTCCTTGCCTTGTCTATGAGGGTCTGATCACCCGTGAGGGTCTGATACATACTTGTCTTCTTTGCAAAGTCCGGTATCTTCTCCCCTGTCACTCCCGACTCCAATAACACTCCGGATTTCTCCACTGCCTTATACAGAGCCGTCCTGTTCTTTGCTTCTTTCTTCCAGTTCTCTTTCTCTACAAGTATCTCCAAGGGATTAAAGCCATTGATGGCACCAAAGAAATGCGATCCTGTATAGTTGCCTGTCTGGACAAAAGGATTAAGGCTTGTCCTCCATGCCCTGTAAAACTGATTAAACTTCTGCCTGTTATATACCTTAAAGGCATCGTACCACGTGTTTGCTGCGGTATTGGCAAAATGAAATCCTGTGAAGTCCTCCACTATGCTATGAAGGACTGCCTTATTTCTAAATGGACCCCATTTTCGGAAGTTGCCAAGTAAATCAAATCCTTTCGGCACATCTTCTCCCGGCTTCAGAGTCCTGACAAAATTAGGATGATTGTCAACTATGGAGTTCATATATTTTATACGAGCATCATTCTGAATAGTCTGTCTTACCCTTAATGCCGTAAGATAGGCAGGATCTTTTATTGCATGTTCCTGCATAGCCTCATTGACCTCCTGACGAGCCTTGTATATCCCTGTGATGATACCATTATCGCCAGTCTGTGTCAATGCCCTCATCTCTGCCGTAAGCCTATCTTCATCTTCCTGCAGGTGGGTGTCATATTCCCTTCCGAGATACTGGACTTCTCCGGTATTAGGGTCTTTGAACTTCATATAGGTCTTCGCATCAATAAATCCATTGGCGAAGGTCGTCTCATGCACCCATGTGTTCCAGTCCCTCACTGCCCAATAGAGGTTCTTCTCGGAGTTAGATAGATCGCCATATTTCTTTGGCTTTGTGGATAACTCGGGGTCAAGGACATCAAAGACATTCTCCAATGATTCCTCACTTCCTCCCACTATATCCCTGAGGTTATTCATAAGCCACTGGCTCTCATTACGGGCAAATATACCCGATGTACCTCTCATCTCCAATTCCCCCACCTGTACTTTCTTTCCCGACTCATCCGTACCAAAGGTGTCTTTCTGCGTCCTTGCAAGTCCCCTGTATGCCATCTCTGCGAACTTAGCAAGATTCCTTATTGCATTATTCTGCGATTCGAGTCCTGCCTGAAGCCTGTTTGCAATGGCATCACTTACTTTATCCCTCAATGGAGCAAAGAGATGCTTCCATAAGACTGTATTGCCCTTGCTTATCACATCAGGAGGCAATATCCGCATCTGTAGCTTATCATCCTCGTCTTTAAGATTCTTATCCGACTCATCGGCATTGGAGTTGAATTTCTTGCTTACATTCCTTGCATTGGTATCGGCTTTCCTTCTGAGGTCATCTTCCCAATTCCTGACTTTCTCAAGTAACTGTTTATGCTCATCAGGTGTGAGTTTCTTATCTATGAAGTCCTGCTGGACATCATCAATGTCTGTGTAATACTTGCCATTGAACTCCACTCCCTGATCTGCTATAGGCTTCTCTGCTGGTTTTTCTTCTGGGAATAGGTTCTGTTGCTTTTTGACTTCCCCTATCTTAGAATCTCTTTCCTTGGTTAAATCAGCAATCTCCTTGGTTAATTGTGCCGCCCTCTCATCAAACTTCTTCCCCACCGCATCAATGGTTTCAGGAGTTACCTTAAATCCCTGTTCTCCCGGCTTAATAAGATCACTTGGTTTAGCATTAGGGTCTCCGAATATCTGATTCCTGCTATCAGCCTCAAGTTTGGCTTTTTTCTTCTGGTCGGGAATCTTGTCAAGTTCCTCCTGCCTTCCCTTTATCTGATTGTTATAATATTCATATATTACTGCTACTTTTTTTTGTTGTTCTTTTGTGTATTTGGGCTTTTTTGGAGGTTTTTCAGCACCTTCTGTTTCAGCTCCTCCTTCTCCTTTAGGAGTGCCTGCAGGTATGTTATCTTCTGGCTTCTTGCCTTCTGTATCAGTTGGTTTTGGAATCTCTGTTTCATCCTTCTCTGTTTTAGGTTTTTCTTCTGTCTTAGGCGGTTCTTCTTCTCCAAGGCTATTCCCATGCTTGCCGTCTCTCATAGTGCCATCAGGGAACATCGTGGCTTCTTTCTCCGGCCCATCGGCTGTCTCCTTATAAGTAAAATGGAATCCTTCATCGGTGACATCAATACTTAATACATCCCCTCCATTTGGCTTTAACTGTTCATCATAGAATCTCCTGAGAGGTATCTCCATCTTATTGGACTGTTCATGTGCCGATCCCTGTGCGGATGAATAGAGAAGTCCTTTCTTCTCGACTTTATATTCCTCCCATATCTCATGTGCGGCGACAAACTTCTTATATTCATCGTCCACGTTATTTGCTACATGAATATCTCCATGAGGATTCCATTCAGGATAGACGGCGCTATTGCCTCCTTCCGTCCAGTTGGAATAGAAATGAGTCTTCATGTAACTGTCATCAACGCCAATGACATTACGCCCATTTTGATTCCATAAGGGTGTATCGGGGATATTATCAATATCTTCTGATGTAAACTCCTGATCGGCTATACCGAACCGTATCTTTACGCTTTCAGGAGTGTCTTTGTCTCCTTTGTCCCAGAGTCTTGCGCTTGGCTTTTCTGCTGCTCCTGATACTTCTTCTTTCGGCTTTTCTTTTTCTTGTGGTTTTGTCTTAAATGAATCCACCATCTTATCTCTTGCTTCAATCACCGCATTCTCATCACTACCTGCTTTGACTGCAAAAGAAGCATCCTTGCCATCTACTTTGACATTATACATATCAAGGGCATCACTGCCATCCGGCTCATTCCCCTCCTGCTTACCTACATATTCAATGTTATTCTTTTTGGCTATTTCTTCTGGAGACTGTTCTGTTTTTGGGATTTCAGTTTTGGCCTTAGGCTCTTTTGTTGTCTTGGGTTCTATCTTGCTTACATCAGCCTTGAACTTGCCCCATTCGGGATGAGCCTCTGCAGCATTGGCTACCTGATCACTCAGTCTTTTATTCTTGCCCGTACTTGCCTTGATGAGATTTTCTTGGAAGGTCTTCTTGTCCCAGTCCTCCCATTCTTCCTTCGGAGGCGTCTCAGCCTTCTCTTTCTCGGCCTTGGCTTTCTCCTCGGCTTCCTTTGCTTCTTTTGCCTTTTGAGCCTCTTTCTCTGCGTCCTCGGCAATCTTATTCAAATCCCTCTCTTTATTTTCAGGTTTCAGCTCATTATAGTCATCCACAGACTTTGAGAATATCTTCTCTGCATTCTTTTTCTCCTCATTGATCTTATTCTCCAATCCTGCCACCTTAGCTTCTTTCTCCGTAGGATTTAAGGATTCATCGTTTTTAGCGTCATTAAGCTCGTTTTGCATACGGTCAATGTTCTCCACCACCGGAGCTGCCTCCTTTCGCCTGGGGTCGTTTTCCTTGATTGTAGTGCGGAATTTATCAGTCCATATCTTCTTTTCTCTTGCAGATAATACAGGACTGTCGTTTATGCTCTTTAAGAAGGCATCGGGGTTTCTTAAAACAGACTGAGTGACAAAATTTATGTTAATGGCGTTGTCCACCACATTCTTTTGTGCTATGAGCTGTGATTTTTTATCAGGGTCTTTCTCATTCTGAATATCCATAAACAGCTTCATGGACTCTTCTCTTGCCTTCACAGGGTCAATATTCATTGAGTTGACCAGCCGGATATTATTATCCGTGGCGGTCATATAACTGAGCATAGCCCTTTTTGTGAGAACATCCTTGACGGCTTCTGGCGTATCGAGCATCCCAAAAGTAAATCCCTGCATCATCCCTTGGGCAAAACTGCCTCCTTGTGCCTTTTCCAATCCCCCAAAGCCAAGTGAGTTTGCCAATAGCTTTACTCCATGTGTTGTCCATACTCCGGCACCCATGTCCTTTGCAAGTTGTCCTGCCTCACCGGATAATATGCCAAGATTATTAAATAATAATCCTTGCTCTACTTGTGCCCCACTCTGACCGACAATCTCTTTTACAGGCTTACCTTCTTTCATCCCTTCCGCATAACTTTTTAATCCAAGGTATGCAGGGAATTTAAGCATATTCTCCAATCCGTATTTAACCAATAAAGGAGCTTTTGCCTCAGGGAAGAGACTCATGGAGAATAAATCCGGAAGGAACTCACCCGTGGCTTCCAATGACTTCCCAAACTCATCATGCGGTGTCTCTCCTGTCTTTTCGGCTAATGTCTTATCCAAGAAGTCGGCAGTCCTTTCATATCCCTCTTTCATCAGGCTTGCAGTATTGCCTCCATATAAACCATTATCAATAGATTCTGCAACTGCCCTTGAGTATTTCTTTAAGGTAGTATCGCCCGTTATCGCTGCTTGTGCCTTGACTCCCAATTCAAGGCTCTCAACCTTTAATTCTTTCGGATAATCAACTGCCAGATAGCCTATGTCCCTTACAAGGTTTGCAACACCCTTATAAACGCCTTTTGAGACGGCTCCTATATAAGATTCTTCCGGTTGTGGATGAGTGACTGGTATCTTATCTTCCTGCGGTATATTTATACCCGTAGTGGATACGGGCATATCCTCTCCCTTATATTGTTTGTTTTCAATATCCTTTAATGACGGCTCTCCCTTGGGTGCCATACCCTCGGGTAAATCAAGCCCTAATGTCTTTGCGTTATTGTCTTTATGAGGATTCCGACCTATCTGATCTTCCGGAATAGTGCCACTAACTTTTGATAAAACCTTTGAAAAGGCTTCTGATGTAGGCAAGCCATAATCGGTAGCATCTTTTTTTTTTAATCCGAGAGTATGGGAGAAGCTCTCATAGGTATCGGGAGTATCAAATTTATTCGCCTTGAGATAGTCGTAATACTTATGAGCATTCCCCTCATCAGATAATGTCTTTTGAAACGATTCAAAGTTATCCGGCACATCAGCCTTTGCTGACTTCAGATAGTCGTAATACTTCTGAAGATTAGTATTGTCGCTTGTTACTGCCATTTTATTCCGCTTTTAACTGTTTTTGTTTCTTTCCCCATAATAGTTTCCAATGTCGTCTGCTTGCCATCATCACCTATTATCGGGACATTTTCAATACCCTTGTCAGCAAGTTTGTCTTGCGGGATAATAAATGTTTCTTTGTCCATAATTTCTGATCCCAATGCTGGACTCTTTGCCCTAAATACAAATGCCTTCTCATTTGGGAGATAATTAATGAGTTCACAAGGAGTGTTATTGCCATTATAGACATCCCTCTCTTGATCTCCTATTACACCCTTGGTTATCCCCATATCTTGAAGATTGACATTAATGGTTGATTTAGGATTGAAGTCATAATGCTCATTATAAGTCTTGCCTCCATAAACAATGGGTTTATCTGATTTCTGGCCGGGAGCATCGAGTTTTAAATTACTTCCCCCCACGTTTATTGATATTCCTCCCTTGCTTGACGGCTTCTGAATGTATTCCTGTTTGTATTTTGGATTATATAAAGAATAAAGGTATTCATCATCAGTCATCTTAATTCCATCAGTATCCGGCTGGTCATCGGGATCACTTTGCCTTATTACCTTTATACCTTCTTTCTGCGCAGGAGTCATCGTCCTATATATATTCCTGAACTCCTTTTTATTCTTTTCCACTATATCGGGAGTCACTTCCCCTGATGTCATTGTATATTCTTTATCTCCCGTTTTTGGATTAATCGTTTCTACTTGCTTTCTTGGAGGCGGTGTAATCCTATCTTTATTCTGCTCAATAATCTTATTATAATCTGCAGGAATTGGATTATATACTATCGCATTCTGTAATAGATTTTTCCTATCCTCAATGCTATGACCCTCGAGAGCCTCTGCAAGTTTCTTCTGTGTCTCATCCCAATTCACTTTCCTTTCACTTGGCGGTAACGCATCTTCCTGTTCGTGTAATTGCTGAATCTTGTCATATACTCCTTTTTGTACTTCCCATTGATCAGCCAGATTTTTTGTCTGAGCATGGTAGTCATTGAGGTATTTGAATAGTGTCACTTCGGCATCGTTCTTTGGATTGCTCAGGTTCATTCCTTTCTTCATAGCCTCCATAGCAACTTTATAGGCGGTGTTATTCCTTTCCTGAAGCTCCTGAAACCCTTTCTGATCCTCCCATCCCTTTAAATTGGTTACGAGGTTAGACAGGTATTCTTTATTACCCGCCTCTTTTTGTTCATAGAGAGCCTTCTGGACAGCGAACTGTTTATCTTTGAGTCCCTGAACAAACTCTACAGGATTGAACTCGTCTTTTAAGACGGGCGCTCCCTGAAATAATCCTGATTGTGCTGCCATGATATTATTTATTTATGCCACCTTCGTATGATTGAAAACTATATCCTGTTGGTGAAGATATTCCACTCCCACTTCCAATTCCAATCCCGTTTCCGCCTCCCTGCCCTGACTTGCCCATTAATGTTTGGAGCCATCCCATCACATCATTCATGGTGAAATTCCCCTTGCCTCCTCCATATACTCCTCCTTTGGCAAGTGCCGAGTAAAAATCGGGAGCTGCGGCTGCTGCCCCTGCCCCTGATACTCCACTGAACATATTCTGCTGTCCCGATGCGCTTAACTTTTGTGCCTGATCCCTTGCCATGAGATACATATTCTTCTGCCAGTCCTGTTGCCTGTCCTGCGCCTGACCAAGCGTATTCTCTGCGCTGAAGTACCTGTTTGCCCCTTCCGCATTATAACTTAAATCGTTTTGTGCGAGTTTGGCTTGTTCCTGCTGTCCTGATGCAATAGCCCTGCTTATTACTCCAAGCCCTTCCGAACCAGAACTCATCTGTGATGCAGCCTGTAACCCCGCTGCCGTTGCTCCTCCTATCTGATTACGTGAGATTTGGCTTCCAGGTGCCTGTGGTGCGTTCATCTGACCCTGTGCCGTAGCTGCTGCCGTCTGATATGCGGGAGAGATGGCATTGGATGGTTGCGGTGTATTCCGGGCAATCTCATTACCTTGTCCTATCATACCTGCTCCCATAATAGTCTTGGCTAAAGAGGGGATTAGTGTTAATATTAATGCTAATGGATTCATGGCTTTATATTTTAAACATTTCTTTCTGATGGTGTTGAAAAGATGACTACCGAATCAATCCTTACCTTATCCGTATGTTCCTCGGTATGGAACTTGAGATAACAATACCTTCCTCTCATGTCCCTACCGTTTAACTTGGCATCAAAGACACTTGAGAAGACTCCCGGGGTGTTAATGTCTTTCATTATCTGTCCGAAATAAACTCCCTCCCTCTGCTCAAAGACAGGTATATTTGTCTGCATGAGCTGATGGCTCTCTGCCACCTGTTGAGGTATATAGACATATTCATCAAGGCTCTCCAATAGATGATCCGTAAATAATCCTACTGCGTTAAATACCTTATTCTTCTGCGGTTCTATATTAGATACCACTTCCAGTTCGGCATCTGTCGGTATGCCTGACCATGATAAGTAATCCTGTCCTTCGTCACTATTCATAACCCATAATGTCTGATGATATAAATGTGCGAAGAAATTTCCTAAATGAACATAGCTTTCCGTTATTTGATCTATCTCGGAGACAAACCTGCCCGTGGCTTCGCTGAATATTATCCCCTTGACATTCCCATTCATATTGAATGTGATCCATACCTCTTCATGCTCATTGTTTATCCCTATGCGCACCTGAAGAATGCTTGCCCCTCCCGATGATCTTATCCATATAAGGAGGTCTTTGAACCACCTCGACATCCTGTATTCCGGTCCTGATAATACTTTCTGACCATTGGGATCTGACCGTATAAGCATTCCTTCATTGCAGTCATAGTAATATAAGTTGCGGTTATTGGCTACTATGCTATCGGGATGCTGACAGCCATAGTTATCATCCATGGGACGCATCACCCCTAAAAACGCATCTGTAAGCGTAAATTGAGACGTTCCATCGGGATTAAAGGTCTGTACCCTGTTTACATAGATGCTCGTCTCCTTGTGCTCCTGAATGACTTTTAAGACATATCCTACCTCTCTCAATCCTGTTATTATCCCGTCTTTTTCCGGAAGGTCACGGAAATCCACATCAACAAAATGGGCAATATTATTAGTTGTGGTGCCGGTTAATAGGAATCCTCCGTTACGAATCCTCTCATCCAACTGAACCTGTTTTAATGTGAGGTCATATATGAAGGGGAACCCGCATGATGTCAGTTTGTTGTCAATGACCTGACCTACCCACCAGTCACTCGGGAATATGCTTTCTGCCCAGAATGGCTGAACACTGCCCGTATTAACACCTCCTGCAAAACTATAGTTAAGACGTGAGAACTTCCAGCAGTCATTGGCAGTATTATAGACTTGTGCGGGCGTTACTAATACCCCCGCAGCATTGAATACCTGATTTACATTTCCTGTATGATATAAGTTGCCATTACTGTCTGTGGCTATATCAAATACCATACCGCAACCATAAGCTATCACCTGTCCTAATCCTTTCTTTGGACGATAGAGTTCTACGATTACGTTCATGGGTGAAGGGAAATCCACTCCCGCTACATGTGCAGTAAAGATAATCGAATTGCCCGAATAAGTAAGGTCGATGCCAAGTGCTGATAATGCCGATATGTTCCCGGCAGTGGTGGCGAAGTTCTTTGCTGTCTGCGCCAATCCTGATGCATCCCATGTAACCGTTGCCTCATACGTCCCACAGCATATCGTTGCCGTTCCAGTTGTTCCTGTAAGTGTTAGCGTATCAACCCTTGCAGTAGGGGTGGCAGGATCATTGGGTGTTGTATGAACTACCGTTCCTGATAAGTCACCCGTAAGATTAGTTATTGCCGTTGTCCCGAGGTCGAGATCGTGCGGATGGCTCTTTGCCTGAAAGATAAGATAATCACCGGTTGTGACACTGCCGTCTTCCGTGCTTGTACCCTCCACTTCATAATCATAAAGGATGGAATATTTCGTAATTACACCTGTACCTGCATTTATCGTGCCAATAAGCCTTATCCTGTCCCCTAACTGCCATACATAAGCACCTGTCTGCCATCTGTTATTTTGAAGATACGTCCATGCAAAAGTATCATTGACATCAAGAGAATACCTATCCACACCATAATTAAGATGCCACACTCCGCTCTCCCTTATCTGCATGAAATAATCCATTGAGTTATTGCCAAAATAGACTATCTCGTATGTCTTTGCCCATGAAGGAGGCTGATGGCTTATACTGAATGTGAGATTGACAATAGAACTGAGAAGGATGCTTGCTCCATTAGGCTCAGTATAAAATGGTATATAGACCGCATCAAAAGGCATCACTGAACACTGTCTCCCTGACCGATCTTTATATACTATCCCGAAGCTATGCGATGATCCGCATTTAAGGTCGGGATATTTATTTGCAAAGCCATAGCGTAAATAATAGGCACTGTAAGTAAATCCCGAATAGACCGTATTGACATCTCCTGCCACCCATTTCGGTTCACATCCGTATTGTGCGTTTTCCGGGTACATCAAAATCTGATTTGGCACTGCCGTTGTTTGTAAGACAAAGCCATTTGTTGTCATACTGGCTATGAGTCCATTCTTTAAATCCAACCCCACATCCCCCGCCTTGACTTCATACGATGCTGTCCTGCTTGTGATTCCTTTGGATGGACATGCTATCGTCACATAATACCAATCATTTGCTATGGGATAATCAGGCAGTGTAAGTATTAAGAGTCCATAGACGGTTCTCTCTGTCGTATTTGATGATGGATTTGACCAATAATCAGTATGATCCATGAAAGGTATTATGGGAAGATTAGTCTGTCCCCCTGCCGCAGATACATCCTGATATGTTATTGCAGATGTTATATTGGGCTGTATGACATCCTCTCCTTCAGTTATCTGTCCAAACACAAGGGCATTGCCTCCCACTACCTCCATACGACCTGCCTTAATAGGTATATAGGTAAAGGGTTCAGCCATGATGTTCACATCCATGACTGCCGATACCTTGTCGTTATAGAAGGTACGAATAATGTCCGTGTTGTTTGGATATATCATATTAAGTTAAATAGATTATCCCAAGGGCATTCCACTGAATGAGGCTTGTGCCGTTATTCACTACCTGGTCTGTAAGGAAGTCAATGATTGCCCGTAGCTTATATGTTGACTGTCCTGTGCCTCCTGTAGTCGTATAAAAAGCCCCATAGCGATAGTCAATGCTCGAATTGGGGCCTATCGAGACATCTTGCGCATCGAGAAAATAGTTATTGCCATCGGCATTGGATGACAGACCGTTCATCAATATCCCTCCTGCCTTATAAGCGCCCGGAGTACCGCTATCGGTGATCTCATAAGCCACCACATCCGAGACATAATGTTGTGTTGCCGGATTAGGGGTGAATGAGTTATTAAGGAGCATGAGATACCATACTTCACCCGTCCACCCATCGGTGATCTCTTTCTTTACGTATTTCGGAATACAACTTAGATTTGCCATAATATTATTTTTTAAACTAAAGGTCCTACATAAACTATGATATAATCTCCGGAGGCAACTTGCCGTGACATCGTTACCGTCCTGCTATTTGAATACTGATTTAATAAGTCTGAAAGCGTTCCCGTCCCTGATGCTACTCCATTGGCATATATATAATAGGGCGTGCTGAATACTACCTTTGGACCGTAAAGAACATCATCAGGAGTGAATGTAACCGTTATGCTCGCTGATCCCATCGTGGCTACTCCCGAAGTATTGGAAACGGAAATCAAGTCAGGACTTCCTGCCTCTATGACAAGGGTGGGTGGTATGACCGGTGCTAACTGAGATACTGCTATATAAATGGTATCCCCCAACGAATCCTTCAAGACAACCGTCCCGCTTCTTAAAACCCCTGTATTTGCCGATGCGGGAGTAATCATAAGCGTCTGTGCGTTGTATATCGTATCCCCTGCCTTCATTGATCCATGGTAAGGCACATTGGATATTGTTATCCATGATGGGAATGACACAAGCGTTCCCTCTGTCGTGCCTCCTACTATCGTCAATACCGTCTCTGTCCCGCTATAAGAACTATCCGGCCACTGCATAGAATTGACACTTGCAGATATATAGGCATTTGTCACTCCTATTGATGGGAAGCTGAATGCGAATCCCGTATCTCCCGGGTTGACTATTGTGCCATTCTCCATATCCGGCTGTGGGAATGAGAAGCTGATTGTCAATACCGGAGCTATGATATTCTGAGATATGGCACCAGCATTCTCCTGTTCGCTGAACTTATCAATGGTGTCAATAAGAAACCATTTGGAGGGATCGCTACTGCTCCGTACCACCACCTCTATCTGCCTCACCTCCTCGCCTCCTGTATTAAGCGTTATCTCCAAGGCATTATTAAGCGATGTCATCTCATTGGCAAGCCCTGTAGCCACCTCTTCCTCGCCATTAGGCATGGCAAGTATGCTCGCAGGAGAGAACGTGCTTCTTCTCCAATCCATATAGACATACCTGTAGGCTATCTGAAAGAGCGTCTGCCTGAGGTTATTCACCTGTCGGTTGTTATCTGAGAAATACTGCACTACCGGAGGATGCTTGGGAGGCATGGCTTCAAAGTAGAAATTCTCAATATTCATCGAATAATAAGCGTCTTCTATCATGCAGAGTGGCGGTATGCCCCAATGCGTCCCGTCATCCGTCCGTGGTTCATATCCTACATTATTATAAACAAGGCTCTTATAGAAGTAATTGCCATTGGACACAATCTGTCCAAGGCTATAACTACTTGTCGCATTCCATTCCGTAGTATTCGGGAAAGCGCCATAGCCTATCTTATATGTAAACGAGTTCTTTGCCCTCTTAATATCCATCTGGTATATGGGGTTCACATTATCCGTCCATACAAGCCTCCCAAATACCACCTTCGGATTGTAAATCTTATGATTCGGGTCAAAGCCTATGTTATTATACTTGTCGTAATAGACTACCGACTGCACCCTGTTATCAACATTTATCTCAATGATCCAGGCAGAGCCGAAATAAGTATCAATATAAAAGACATATATGCACCGTGTAAGGGGATCAACACAGTTACCGCACAGAAGGACATTGGTTATATAAGATGGCTGTAATGGGTTGACGGTACCAATATCTTTAAGAAGCCGTACAGACAGACAGTCATTCTTTGGGGCAAAATCTATCGTTGCCTGTGCGGTGTTATATCCAAGAGATAATATCTTAGCTGAATTGCTCATATTATCAAATTAACACAAATCCGTGCCGCACTTGATGTCTCCCCTGCTTGCCCTATTATCGCTGTCGTATTTGCCGATCCGGTACCTACGGCTGTCCCTGTTGTTCCTATTGCGACATTTGTTATATTGCTCCATGCAGATGATACTGACTGGTCTGATGGTGCGCATTCAAGATACTGGTTGCCATTTTTATAGAATATATATCCTCCTGCTGGTCCAACATCCTGTAAGTCATAACTGAATATTGAGGTGAATGAATGTATTGCCCTTACATAAAACTGATAACTCTTGGTCTGTACACTCTGGGCTCCCGAACCGAAATTCTGATACCATGCTGAGATGGCTACAGATTCCGAAGAAGTCCAATATGTGTTTTGTGAAAAGTTTCCAAGCCCATTCAGATAAAGGACGGAATACATAAGAGCTAATTCATCTTTTGATGGCAGGTACCAATTATTAAAAGTGTTTTCATCTTTTAGCCAAAATAATCCATTTGCTCCAAGTAGTTCATATATTGTATCATATATCCCTCCCGGCAATGCCCTGAAGCCATAGTTGTCATCGGCTCCTGTATTAGGATCATTCCAGTGGTCATCGCCTACCTCTTTCAGATGTCCTCCGGCTATCATCTGTCCTCCAAGGAATGTCAATAGAATGTTAATCTCCGCCTCTGTAGGCACATGCCATCCCTCCGGACAGAAATCCACTGACATGATCTGATTCCATGAGTAAAGACCTCCGTATATAGCCCTGTTGTCTTCATCGTCATTATAGACTCTGCTCCCGGGATAAGCGTTATCCCAGTTCCTCTTCATCCACGTCTGAGATCCAATCGTCACTTCTTCCCAGCCCTCGTATAGGAATGCGCCACCGATAGCTGCACCGTAATATGTTATCTCTGCGCTTACATTTAACAAAACAGGGACTTCTCCCTGTAGCGTCTCAAGAACCCCTGCCCCATGTTGTTCACTGCTACTTGCGGTGCGCACATTTTTGGCAAAGGTAAACTCCCCCTCCTGAAGGAACTGAGGGTCTTGATCACTGTTTAGACCTAAAAATAATTTCTTTATATCTCTAAGAGTTGCCATATATTAACGTTTTGGCGACTGTCTGTAACTGCCCCAAAGAGCTCTTTTCAGTTCATCGGCTGTGAAACTGTTCTGAAATGCCCTTAGTTCTGCCACTGCCTCTTCGTGATCTTTCTTCCGTCTCTCAATCTCCGAATAAGCCATCTTAACCGCAGTCCTGCCGGTAAGGAACCCAAGCATATCACCCGAGATCATCTGCCACTCCACATACGTCCTGAGTGCAGGAACGGCTTCCCTTGGCACTAATGAACTACCATCAAGTTTTACGCCTGAACTCAGATACTCTAAAACTATACCTGTTCGCGGTATATGACCCGAGAACACTATCTGTCTCCTCTCCCTGTCTATGCGGTAATATGAACTATCAATACCTCCTGGTAAGCCAAATAATCCGCCCACGTACTGCCCATTTCTAAAGTGTGAACTGAAAAATATGGCATCCGGAATACCATGAAAATGGTCATTGTCCGCATTGCCCACTTCAAGTCCGGTGTCATCGTACGTCCGAGGTAGCAATAGATTATCATGCCTTGTTATCACCCGTAGCTTGCCGTTAATCGGAATGCCAATGCGGACATAATCTATAAAATCTGCAGGCAGAGGAACTGTTTTGGCAAGTGACATGTGCAAATATACGACCTGTAATCCCGCATCCATGTTATACATATTTAATTCAGTAAACCCCTCTAACGCTATCTGTGTCAATCGTTTATAATCTTTCATCGAGTAATTAGATAACCTATTTAATATGGACATAATTACGTAACGAATTGTCACAAATCCTTCGGTGTTGGGTAATGCATTTGACATTATGCTATTTTTTTAATTTGATTATTTATTTCTTTTTTTCTCATAATGCTCTGTTTCTGAGCAATACTTAATTTTCTTTTATGTTCATCAGAAAACGGCTTCCCTTTATGCACAAGGCTTAATTTCTTTTTTGTTTCAGAATTTGCCCTTTTTCCAAGATGTGATAATCTGTTTTTCAATTTTGATTC